CCAGTGTCATCAACGTTCAGGTTAGCGTTGAGTGCAGGGGTGTAGTCGAGAACACCAGCCATGGTCAGTGCTGAAGCAACGTCAGCAGAGCACAGGATGATGTTGCCCTTTCCTCTACGAGTTCTTTGTGCGATTGCGTTAGCGTCGCGCTCGATTTGGAACAGGAGACCCTTGAACTTCTCAACGGACCAACGACCATTGGAGTCAACGTCCAGGTCGAAGATACCAGCGGTAGCAGTGTTAGAAACAGCACCTTGCTCAGCAACCTTATAGATGGTTCTGATGACTTCTCTGTTGATTTCAGCGAGGATCTCAGTTGAGAGAATGTTAGCAAGTTCTGCTTCAGCATTCAGACCGTGGATTGCTCTCAGGTCTTGTGCAAGCTCAAGGCTGTACTCAGCCTTCAGTGCTCTTGACTTTGCAGTAACCGTGACCTTCTCGATCGAGAAGTTCATCTGGTTGAATGCGTTAGCAGTGGTGCCGTCCAGAGCTTCTGCTGAATCGGTACGCATACCCTGACCAACGTTGTAGCCAGTTGAGGATGCGGTTGAAACAGGGTTCAGGACAGATGGGTTGGTTCCGCTCTGAGCGGTAGTACCCATACCAGCAGCGGTGTCGGAGAAACCACCATTGTCGTCACGACCGAATGGTTGACCGGAGAATGCCGAATCTGCTTCGTTGTAGAATGCTTCGTCGCCAGTGGTGCGGTTTGTACCATAGCGTGAACGCATTGCGAAGATGAGTCCAGTAGGACCATTCATTGGTTGAACGCCAGCCAGGTCATAAGCGACCAGGTTAGGCATGGAGCGTCTGATCAGCGAGATCAGAACGGGGTCGAAACCAGCAACAGGACCAGTAGCGGTTGCACCAGCACTGAAACCTGGAGTTCCAGCAGTGGATCCAGTGTTCATTGTTGGTTGCTCCATGAGCATACCGCCACTTTCGAATGCGGATTGCTCGCGGAGGAATTTTTCTTGGTTTTCCAGCAGGACGGCGGTTACTGCTCTTCTGTGCGAATCTTTGATTGGATCAAGACCCTCATAGTTGAGGAGAGGTGCCCACTTTTCCTGCAGATGCTCTGATTGGAACATTTGCGTTTACCTATGTGAGAATGTTACGTTTGATTTAATGTTAAATTCAGTTGTTTTTGCTAAATGAACCCAAAGTTCTCAGGTATGTTGACATCGAATTTGAGTAGAACTCAGGTGATTGGTCAACTCCCTCAGAGAGGGTTTCTGACTTAGCGGATGGAGAAACTGCCTTTGAGGAGAAATATGACTCCTTCAAAGTCTCCAGTTTTTCACGATATTCTTCTTCACTTTCAAACTCTACACTTTCAGCAAGTGAGGCGAGCTTCTCTTTCTGAGTCTGTGCAAGACCTTCAGAGACTTGATCTAAGATTCCATCAGCAACCGACTCTGCGAGACGCTTGTTGAGGGAGATGTTTTTCTCAATTTGCTCGTTGAGTTTTGTCTCCATATCATCAAGTTTTTCTACCATGCTTTCAAGAACATCATATTTATCTTCAGGGATGGTTACATAATGTGCTTCAAAAAGATCCTTCATGCCTGAGAGGAAGCTCTCAGTCATTTCGCTCTTGAGTGCATGTTCGATGACGAGTGCGTTCTCAGAGAACCACTCATCTGCGACGTACTCCAAGTAGGAATCGACGCGCTCAGCAAGTGCTTCTTTTGCTTCTTCTACTTCTTCTTCGAGTCTCTCAGCATATTGTGCTTCGATTCTCTCTTGAACTAGTGCAACTTTAGCATTGATTGCTGCTTCAAAAATTGTTTTTGCTTTTTCTTTGAATTCTTCGGAGAGTTCTTCACCACCGAGAAGAGCATTGACATCCTCTTCGATATCATATTCAGGAGTTTCTTCTACTTCCTCTTCAACAACCTCATCGACGATCTCTTGATCTTCTTCGATTGTCTCTTCGGTTTCAAGTTCTTCTTCTTCCTTCATACCTTTCATTGGATCTGCTTTTCCTGCGCCTTTGTTTACAACGTCTCTGACCTGCTTAAGAGTTCCACCAGGAGTCTTCAGCTTTGCCGAATCATCGTCTGGCTTATAGTTATCAGGTGTTGGTCCACCAAGATCTTCCCATGAACCGGTTTGACCTGGAGTTGAACCAGTCAATGATTGCATACCCTCCCCTGCTTTAGCGCCAGCGTTAACAGCAGTTTTGGATGGTTTAGTGCCTACTTCCATTTCTTGTAATTGCTTGCCACGAGACATTTGAACTCTCCGTATCCTTAGTTATTAAACTATATTTATTTATAAATTAAGAATTTACAAGTTATTCAAAAAGTCGTTGAACAGATTAAGTTTCTGCTCATCGAGACGTTTTTGATCAACAAGTGTATTAATTGTTTTGTATGTTTTTTCTGCATACTTCTCACGAAGAATGCCTCCATCCCATACCCATTCTTTACCTTCCATAATTCCTTCAACAAATGCATCAGGAGCAGAAGGGTCAGCAACGATATCAGCAGCAGTTGCTAACATGAAGTCGTCACCAACAACATTGATTCCTTCTCTTGTCATTTTGAGTGAACCAATACCACGAGAAGAAACACCGAGTTTTACACCTTCTTCAATTAAAGAAGATGCAATCTTACCCATTGGTGTGTTGAGGATCTTTGCTTTACCAATGAAGTTAGAACCACTCTCTCTCAGAGAAACGATTTTGTGCGAAACTCTATCAAGATTAACGGTTGGACCATCGGGGTGACCAAGTTCGCCAAGTGCTCTACCTGCCTGGACATGGTTTTCACTATAACGAGCAACTTCACGGCGAAGCGTTTCCATTGGGTACATACGACCATTGCGGTTCTTGATGTTACCCTGAAGGAAAACTCCTTCAATATACATTGACTTCTTGCCGTTCTTTTGTTCGACAAGAAATTCTACTGATTCGATTTCTTCTCTGATAAGTTTCATCAGGCTACTCCGGATACTTGAACTTGTTGTACGAATAAAGTGCCAGTTCCACCATTAGCGATGGCAGCAACTCTTACTGATCCTCTTAATGTTGCATCTGCACCATAAAATGCTGTAACAATTCCAGAAGTATCAACATCAACTGTCAATTGTGTTCCGAATAGTCCAGTGTCATAAGAAGAAGTTGTATCAACTGCTGTCACTTCAGCATAGTTAATCAATGTTTGATATTGATTTTCGTTTGTGTTACCTTCCAATGTCACTCTATCACCAACTGCAAAAGGCATGTTTGTGCCTTCTGGGCAGGTAATTTTGGTCGTAGATCCAGTTGTGATTCCAACAACTCTTTGTGATTTTCTTGTAACCGCAAGACTTGCAGATCCACCAGATGGAATCATGTAGTCTGCAAGAGTTGCCGTAGGAACTTCTGCGGTTCCAATTGCAACTGCAACATCAGCACCTAAAGAAACAACCCTGATTACATTACTTTGTACTGCAAACGAGGTAGTTGCTGCTGAGGTAGTTGACGTTGTAATTGATGTAGCTAATCCAACTGGTCTATGTGCCATTATTCTTTTAGATCATTTAATAGTTATTTATTATTCCTGCTCTTCAGAATCTTCATACTCCAGTTCAGTGTCATCACCAAATAGTGAATCTGCTGCTACTGGTTTGTATGCATCAATTCTCTCGGCAGATTTTGCGAACAAAATATCTTTGATTTTGTCGCTGATTTGCGAGGGAGACTCATCAGTCACCATCATATCCATGAGTTCGTCCATGTAATTTTGTCAAATGAATAACTAACCTATTTATATTTCCCCACCTTTGGGCAATTCTGGAGCAGCAGTTGCATCTTCATCTGCTGCTGGTTCTAAAGGAACTTGTCCTAATTGTCCATTAACTTGATCAAGTGGAAGACCAGTTTCTGGATCAACAGGAGCATTTGGATCTGGAATAATACCAGCTTCAATTTCCTTTTCAATCAGTTTGTCCTGTTCAAGAATCTCAATATCAGTTTGACGCAGAATCTTACGTCTTACATAATCCTGAGAATAATACTTACCAACATATGGTTCAGCAACTTGAGCAAGAGACAATCTCTCATTTAACAATTCTGCTTCTTTCAGTTCAGAGAAGTGATTATCATAGAGGAAGTCATATTGAATATGCTCACTCATGAGTTCCCAATCCTCAGGAGTAATAACATTCTTCAGAAGAAGTTGAGTTCTCAACATATCATTGAACATATTTGAGAATCTCTTTCTCAAACGTCCAACAAACTTAGTGAACTTGAGTTCGTCTCTCAGGATTTCAGAAGATCTACCCAGATTAAATCCAC